AAATAAAATCCGCTAATACCGTCATTGCAATTCTGGTATCGTAGCGGTTTATGATGGCATTTGTATCAAACTGCCTGGTGCCTCTGGAACTGACCAGTTCAAATTCGTATCCATGGGGGAGCACAAGCCCTTCCATTTCATCCCTCCGGACATTTGTAACTATACCTTCCAGCCTGGATAGTTTAACCGCGTTCTCCGGTATGTTTTCATCCCATATGTCTATGTCCTCTGGGGTATGCAGCACTGGGAGCCCAGCCAAATCCCTCTCAATGCCTATGCCCTCAATCTCCTGTATCCTCCGCTTAAAGTACCAGGACCGGTATGCGTTCCTCAGGATGCTCCTCCCTTCCGGGTTATTCTTCCTGGATTTCGTCCGGAAGAGCAGCGCCTTTTCCATGGGGATTGTATATACCGCAAAGCCTGGGGGCGGCATCTGTGTCATCCCAAGCAGGTTGTCCTCATTGTCATACTCCCACTGGTAAAGCGTCTCCTGCGCCCTTATCGGCAGCTTCTTCCACCCGATTAGACCATCGCTGTATTTGCTTTTCGTCCGTGGGTCCTTCGTTTTCCCCATGCGCCGCTTGTATACAACCTCATGGAAACTCCATCCGAAAGTGAGGAAGGACAGTATTTCGGATATAGTGTCAATCCACGTGTCCTGCATATCATTCATGCAGCTTTCCACAAACTCCGCCGCCTCCCTGTCCTTTGCTGTGGCCCCGCCAGGCTCAACGTTCCATTTGCATTGCCGGACAAGCATTTCTATCGCAAAAAGGATTGCACCTACTACATCGTCATTTTCTGACATTTCCCTGTATGCTTCTATCCCCCTCTTGCCCCTTAGTTCATGCAGGAACTCTTCGTAAATGTTTCCGCCATACCTCCGCTGTCCTACACGGCCGATTTCGCTTCTGCTGGCCATCTATCCTCACCTCACTTTTTATTTTGCCAATAGCTTGACTTTTTGAGTCCATCAAGAGCCTCTTTACCAGGGCCACTCCCTGTATGTTTTTTAACTTTCCCAAGATAAGTAGAAAGAGCGACAGCATCTGCCCTGTCAGGAGAACTAACCCCTCGCTTTTTCATCTCTTTTTTACTTTCGAGTTCCAGTTTCCCGTTTGATGCCATAAAATATTTCCGAATCGAAAGCTGTGCAAAAGTATCTGCATCATCTTCTATTTCAATCTGCTTATTTTCCAACAAATCTCTTAAAACCGCCCACATATGTGTAGTCAAATTATTAAAATACTCAGCAGCCTCTTTACCTTCCTTTGTATCTGTATCTATTTTTTCTGCCGCATTGATGGGTATAACAGCTAATCGATGCAACTTTTGCTCCCGTTTTACCTCTATAAGCCGGTCAGTCACACCTCCACCAAGGCCAGTATCGTCAATATTGACATAGACTCGTCCAGTATATTCCGGAAACTCCTTAATCACTTTTTTATATAGAGCCACAATATCCCCAACAGTTGCCATCAGATTCTGTCCGCGCCTTGTCGCAACCAGTTTCAGTTTCCCTTTATAATTCCGGTATATAACAGTTTCATCATCCCCAAACCTGGCAACATCCACTCCAAATATGACATATGGCATGCCTTTATCTTCTGGCAGTTCATATTCCCTGCTCCCACATTGCTCAATAACGGAAAGCATAATAAATACATCGTCCTCCTGCCTAGGAAATTCCCCAAAAACCCTGACAAGAACTACATTGCTTTCCCTCCCATATTTCCGGATAAGGGCATCTATGTTTTGTTTATTAGTGCGCTGGCTATCTGCAGAGGAAACTGTGCGGTTTTTATACAAGGCCCTATCAGCATGAAAGGCATCATAAAATGTGCCAGATGTCCTCGTTGGATTCCCACACATCAATAATTTGTTATTCTCCCCGGATAGCGTGCCAAGGATTGCCTCCATGATTGGTTCTGCAACCCCGGACGCTTCGTCAATAATAAACAGCATATTATCCTCATGGAACCCCTGCATATTTTCCGGTTTTGTGGCCGTCCTGGCTACGGCAAACCAGCGCTTTTCGTTGCCAACCATATAGATATATGTTTTAGTCCATTTTAGGATTTTAGAAAGCAAAGGAGACCTACTCATCCATTTACTTGTTTCGGACCATAATACGTCATGCAGCTGCTGCTTAGTTGGGGCAGTGGCTACAATTCTTGGGTATGGATGGCAGCACAGGAACCACAATAATGCCACTGCTTCAAAACATGTTTTCCCAACGCCCTGCCCAGATTTTATTGCAACCTTCGAGTCCTCTGCTAAATCCATCAGCGCATCTTTTTGCCATTCATCTGGTTCAAAATTTACTACTTCATTAGCAAACAAAACAGGGTTCTTACGGTACTCCGGAATTTTCCTCCGGAAAAATTCCATACGTAAAGTTCGTGAATCCTTATCCATCACTTTTCTCCAAAACAGCTGCAATCCAATCGTCAACTACATCATTACCAATACTTTCTTTCTTCGCATCCCTAATCTTTGACAATGCCTCAATGGCCTTTGTCTTTGCCCTCTGCACTTTGGTAAGTTCAGTCTCCAACGTCATTATGCTATTCATTACAGCTTCTGTATGTGTAACGCTTGTTTCTGTTACTTTTTTATACATTCCATTGCCAATGGCCATCCCCTCAGCATCAGACAAGTCTTCAACTTTTTTCGTTTTCGAAACTGCTTTTACCGCAAGGCCGTGATTTTTTATCTCTAACCCCTGATAACGCTGAATATGCTTCATAAGTCTGCGCTCCCTTAGGGAAAACATCTGTAGTTGCATGATTAAATAATCTTCTTCAGAGCCATCCATGCTTTCAATCATAGCTATCTCTTCATCATTCAGGGTATCCCAGTATAACTTAGAGAAAGCCCCATGCTTTTCCGCATTTTTATTCCTCTTTGGCGTGGATGGGGCATGGCCAACGGCATTTTTATTTCCAATCGGTGCTCCTTTGACTTTCCGAGCGCTCGGTTTCCTTTTATCCGAGCGTTCGGTTTCTTTTTTTTTACCCTGTTCGTTTTTATTTCCATCCCATTTTTGTGTAGATTTCCACCTCCGAACAGTACTATCCGGCACCCCTATCTTCTTTGCAATATCAACCAGTTTCATGCCTTTTTGGTATAGCTTTTCTGCCTCAATACTGCATGGACTTCTTGCCCTTGCCATTTACCACCACCTCGCTATTTGTTTTGTTTTCATAAAAACAGAGGGAGGCAATGCACTCCCCCGTTGTTGTGTCATATGGATACCGATTGATTTAACATTAAATCTTCGTTATAAACTCCGCTTTCGAGAACCCCTGATCCGGCTTAATCATCATTTTCAGAAAGTCTTCTTTGGAAAACTCTGAAAGCCGGAAGATTTCCTCCGGCCTCATTCCCAGCTGCTTCCCAATTTCTTCCACGGATTTCCCCTCTGCCATCAGCTCCTTTACGATTGCTTTCATGGGTCCCAGCAGATGCGTACCTCTCGCCCTGTTATGGGTAACAGTTCCATAGATATTCCCGGCCTTATCCTTATGCTCCACAATTACCACCGGCACTTTCCCGTCCAGCATGGAGACCAGAGGCTCTTCCCCGGCAACCGTCCAACGGTGAAATCCATCAATAATGGTAAAATCCGGCCTTACTACAATTGGCAAGGTCCACCCATTAGTTAAAATAGATTGTTTTAGCAATTCCAGATTTTGCTTTGAAACCTTATTTGGATTATAATCATTTGGTTTTACAATACTCCTATCTATCCATTGAAGAGTTGACATTGGTTTGCATATTCTTCTATCCATTCCTCAACCCCTCTTCCTTCTTGGATTTTATAAAGTATTTACCATAAATCCTCTGATATAACGCCCGATAAGTACGTAACTTTGGATCTCCGGAAACCAGCCCTTCATATATCGCTTTAAAATCTTTATTATCCGCCAGAACAGATACACTTATAAAAAAGTTCCTATACCGCTCAGCTACATACCTTTTATGCTTTGTTGGAAAATTACTATCCATATCGGAAAATAACTCCAAGAGGGCAGCTTTATAATCTTTATCTGCCTTTCCTCCCTCATTCTGGCTTCTGGTTACCGTACTCCTTCCAAACATTTCGCTATCCCAATATAAAGCGGCTAAATAAGCATTGGGTTCCCGTCTCACTACCTTTTCCATAAGATCAGGATAATATTCATTCATTTTTACAAGGATTTTTGCCGTATCCACAGAAAAAAACTGAGATACCCTCAGTTGCTTTCTATTGGATCCAGACTGCCACAAAAATAAGTAAATCTCCGGAATATTCACCTTCTCCATGTAAAGATATCTCCAAACATCATTATCCTTCCAATCATAAATCGGGAATAATTGCTTACGTTTTGTTAATTTACCTCCCTTACGGTTAACAATTGCTATATTCTGTAATCTTTGAACCGATTACGCTGTACGGATACCAGTAATAGTAATTCCCCCTGTACACATTCTAGGCAAAAAGTCTTGATAA